TGCTTCTGTAGGCGGGGCCGAAATTGGGAGTTTGAACATGGGCAAGGGCCGCAAGCCGACGCCTAAACCGCTGCTTAAGCTTCGCGGCGCTCGCGTTAGGGGCCCGCACAAGTCAGGCATCGACGCGGTTCCGGGCATCCCGCCTGCTCCGCACTGGCTCTCGGATCTCGCCCGCGAGGAGTGGGAGCGGATCGTGCCGATGCTTGAGGCGTCCAAGGTCATGAGCCCCAGGCACCAGCAGACGCTGGCCGCTTACTGCGATTCGCTCGCGGACATGATTGAGGCAGACCGTGAGATCAAGGCCAACGGTGCCACGTTCATGGACGACAAAGGTAGGGTAAGCAATCACCCGGCGTGGAACCGCAAACGCGACGCGAGAAACCAGATGCTGAAGTTCGCGGCCGAGTTCGGCCTGACGGCCTCGGCGCTGGCCCGTGTCTCGGCGGTTGAGAATGGCCCGCAAGCAGACGAAGAAGATCGCCTTATGTTCGGCTGAAAAGCCGTGCAAGGTTTGTGCCTCGTGCATCGCAGTGCGGTTCTTTGAGAAGCACTTGACGCACGCCAAGGGCGAGCTCGGCGGCAAGCCGTTTCTGTTGCAGCCATGGCAGCGCAACTACGTGCGGGCCCTGTTTGCAGAAGAGAACGGCCGCAGGAAGGTGCGCACCAGCCTGCTCGCGTTGCCTCGCAAAAATGGGAAGAGCACGCTTGCTGCGGGAATAGCCTTGCGATGCCTACTAGAGCCTGAGCCCGGTTGCGAAGTGTACTCGTGCGCTGCCTCAAGGGATCAGGCTAGGTTGGTCTTCGATACCGCGAAGATCGCGGTCGAGCAATCGCCAACACTGTCAGCACAGTTGAAGGTGTACCGAAACGCAATCGTGCGAGAGTCAACGCACGCGACATACAAGTCACTTTCCGCCGAGGCTGGATTGCAGCACGGGCTTTCGCCTCATGCCGTGGTTTTCGATGAGCTCCACGTAAGCAATCGTGAGATGTGGGAAGTGATGCTGTCTGGCCAGGGCGCTAGACGCAACCCGCTGACGGTGGCATTGACTACCGCAGGCTACGACAGAAAAAGCGTCTGCTGGGAAATCTGGAAATACGCAGAGGCCGTCGCAGCCGGGGCCGTCAAAGACGATACGTTTTTGCCGATGATATGGGCGGCAGATCCTGCTGCTGACTGGAAACTAGAAAGCACTTGGGCATCGGCTAATCCCAACCTAGGCGTCTCGGTGCGCATGGACTTCCTTCGGAGCGAATGTGCTCGAGCGGTTGAGATGCCCACATACGAGAACACTTTCCGGCAGCTGTACTTGAACCAGTGGACAGAGCAAAGCACGAGGTGGCTGCGGATGGATCACTGGCAGCAGGGCGACAAGCCCTGTCCTGTTGATCTCGCCGGCCGCGAGTGCTGGGCCGGTTTGGACTTGGCCACGACGTTTGACACCACGGCCCTGGTGCTGCTCTTCCCGCTTGATGATGGCACGTTTTGGATTGAGCCGCATTTCTGGATCCCGAGCGACAACGCCCACCAGAGAGAGCGACGCGACAAAGTGCCATACCTAACGTGGCATCGCCAGGGGCATCTAAACATGACCGATGGCAACGTCACAGACTTCGACCAGGTGCGTTCAGACATCAACGCCATAGCCACCAAGTACAAGGTCTGCGGCATCGGCCTAGACCCGTGGAACTCCGCGCAACTCGGCCAACAACTGCAAGGCGACGGGCTCCCCATGTCAGACTTTCGACAGGGCTACGGATCTTTATCCGCGCCCTCGAAGCAACTAGAAAACTGGTGCGTGTCTGGAAAACTGATACACGGAGCGCACCCCGTACTCAGTTGGCAGGCCGCCAACGTGGCCATTCAGCAGGATTCCGCAGCCGGAAACATTAAGCCAAGCAAGGCCAAGAGCACAGAACGGATAGACGGCATCGTGTCGCTAGTCATGGCCATCGGGCTGTGGCAGAAGGCAACCGCAGCCACGCCGGAACAGTCCTGGGACATCGTGACTCTATGAGCGAAAACGCCGCCGCCGACTTCAAGATGTTCGACCTGCGTGGCATCGACTGGCCTGAGGTGAGCTCAAGCCGCACGCCTTCCGGCATTCGCGTCAACGCTGACAACTCCATGGCGTGCTCGGCCTACACGGCCTGCATCCGAGTCATATCGGATGCGGTATCAAGCCTGCCGCTGCACGTGTTTGAGCGGCTGGCCAACGGTGGCAAGGCCAAGGCCACGAGCCACCCCATATACCGGCTGCTACATATGCAGCCCAACCCGTGGCAGACGGCTCAGGAGTTTCGGGATTGGATGACCGGCATGTATCTGCACTACGGTGCGAGCTACGCCGAGATCCGCCCTGGTCCTCGAGGTGCTGTCTCGGAACTGTGGCCGCTGCACAGTTCGCGGATGGAAGCCGAGCGACTTGAGAACGGCACGCTGCGGTACATCTACCGTGAGCCAAGTGGCCGGCAGACGGTCTATAGCCAGGAGCAGATCTTCTGCCTGCGGTTCACCACCGAGGACGGCATTAAGGCCATTCCGACGTACAAGCTCTTTCAGAATGTGCTTGGCCTTTCGCAGGCTCTTGAGGCTCATGCCGCCACGTACTTTGGCAACGGGGCACGCCCTGGCGTGATCCTTGAAAGCAGCAACCCGATTCCCACAGACGCGGCCGAGCGATTGCGAGAGAGTTGGGAGCGAATGCACAGAGGCAGCGACCGAGCTTTCAGAACGGCTGTATTGCCTGCGGGCATTACGGCCAAAGAGCTAAGCAGCAGCAACGAAGCTGCCCAGATGCTGGAGAGCCGGGCGTTTAGTGTGATTGAGTGCTGCCGTCTTTTTCGTGTTCCGCCGCATTTGATTCAAAGCCTGGAGCGGAGCACGTTTAACAATATCGAAGTTCAATCGGTGGAGTTTTTGCAGCATTGCCTACTGCCGCACTTGAAGCGGTGGGAAGCAGCCATCAGCCGCGACTTGATCGTGGATGACGAGAAATACTTTGCTGAGCACAGCGTGAGCGGCCTGCTTCGCGGCGACCACGCGAGCCGGTCTGCCTACTACGTTTCTGCCCTGCAAAACGGCTGGATGACAGTAAACGAGATTCGTGAGCTCGAGAACCTCAACCCGATCGGCCCGCAAGGCGATCAGCACTTCATTCAGTTGAACATGACCACGCTGGAGAAGGCGGGCGAGCCACAGCCGCAAGATCCGCAGCCGATGCCCCAGGACACGCCGGGCGAGCCAGCGGACGGCACGCCAGAAGACGATGCCGAAGACACGACTACCGCCCAGGAGGTGCCGACGAATGGAACTTGAGCGCCGCGACTTCGCCTTTGACGAGACTGACGAGCTCATCGTTGAGCAGCGTGCTGACGGCCGGGCAGCCATCATCGGCTACGCCGCCGTCTACAACCGCATGAGCCTTGACCTGGGCGGGTTTAAGGAAGAAATCCTGCCGGGTGCTTTCGACAAGGTGCTGAGCCGCCAGCGTGGCAAGCAGGACGTGGTGGCCCTGTTCAATCATGACAGCAACATCGTGCTCGGTCGCACTTCGAGCGGCACGCTGGAACTCACCAGCGACAGCAAGGGCCTGCGGTACGTGGTCACTCCACCCGTGAGCCGTGCCGACGTTCTTGAGCTCATCGCTCGCAAAGACGTTGCTGGCAGTTCATTCGCGTTCACGGTTGGCAAGGAAGGGGAAGCGTTCCGCACTGGCGACGGTGGCCAAGCCATCCGCCAAATCCGCGAGGTGAGCGGCCTGTATGACGTTGGCCCAGTGCTCACGCCTGCGTACCCGTCAACGTCTGCCAGCGTCGCCATGCGTTCCTATGAGGCATGGATTGCATCGCAGTCCGCCGAAGAGCCGGCAGTTCGGGCGGTTAGTTCGCGTTCGGCCTTGCGGGGCGTCGCCGCCGCCTGGGCTGCCACCTTAAGGTTGAAGAATGTCTGAGGCCCGCTGCACCTGCGGCGAGAAGTTGCGGTGCCGTTCCTCTCGCCCGTGTGGCGAAGAGCGTCAGCAGTATTTGCGTTGCCCACGCTGCGGCGCTCGCGGCGTGGTGTTTGTAAAAACAACACATTCGGAAGTCCGGTTCTGCAAGAGGCCGGCACGCTAGAGGCACAGTGGAATCCATCGGCAATACCGCCGGCGGAGATATACCACGTGGACAACCTCAAGAAGCTGCAGGACGAGGCCGTTAACCTCGCCAACCGTATCGACGCCGTGCGTGCGATCGAGAGCACCGATGCCGACAAGATTGCCGAGCGCGATCTTGAACTCGAGGCGATGAACACCGAGGCCGGCAAGCTGGCCAAGCGGATCGACTTTGAGAAGTCGGTGGCCGAGTCGGCCAAGAATCTCCGCAGCGTGGTTGACCGCTGCACGCCCGCCCCCGAAGTGACCGAAGAGCGTAGCGAGAAGGTCCGCGTCGAGGCGGTGCCGTTCTCGGGCCGGCTCCGTGCGTTTGAGAACGCCAAGGACGCCTACTCGGTGGGCATGTGGTTCAAGGCGAAGGGCGGCGACGCCGACGCCAAGCGGTGGTGCCAAGACCACGGCGTTGAGGCTCGTGCCCAGGGCTCGACCGGCAGCACCACTGGCGCGGCTTTCGTGCCTGATGTTCTCTCCTCGACCGTGATCCGACTGGTGGATCAGTACTCGGCCTTTGCTCAGAACGCCACCAACGTGGTGATGCCGAGCGACGTGCTTCTCTTTCCTCGCAGAACCGCGGGTTCCACCGCTTATTGGGTTTCTGAAAACACTGCTATCACTGCCAGCGACCCCACTTCTAATCAGGTGACTCTGACTGCGAAGAAGGTCACGGGCGCGGTGGTCATCGCGTCGGAGCTCCTGCAGGACTCCATCGTGTCGATTGCCGACTGGATCGCTGCAGAGCTGGCGCTGACGCTTTCCAACGCCGTGGAAGAGGCTGCGTGGAGCGGCAACCCAAGCAACGCTCCGGCGGTTGCTGGGCTCGTCACGACCTACACGGGTGGCCTGCTGGCGGCGTCTGCTGCCACCTATGCCGCCTCGCTCGTGACGGCTGCCGGTGACACGCCCGACGAGGTGACCAAGGCGAACCTGCTGGCCATGATGGCCAAGGTGCCGCAGCACTCGCGTGCTGGTGCCAAGTGGTTCTGCTCGCCGTTCTTCTTCGCGGCGTGCATGCAGAACCTTGACCTGGCCCAGGGCGGGTCGGTGGGTCTGTCGCAGGGCATGGGCCCGACGTTCCTTGGTTCGGAAGTGGTTCTCACCGACCGGCTCCCGAGCGGTGCAGACAGCACGGGTGCCATCATGGCGCTGTACGGCAACATGGCCAACAGCTCCTACTACGGCATCCGCCAGGCCATCGAGATCGCCAGCAGCGATCAGGTGAATTTCCTGTCGGACCAGACCGTGATTCGGGCTGTGGCTCGCGTCGCCATCACGCACGCGAACCTGGGCACCGACACCGTGGCCGGCCCGATGATCGGGCTCGTGGGTGCGTGAGCCTGACGGCTTGACGGGTGTGCAATCTTGAGCGGGCGGCTTCCACGACGGGGCCGCCCGCTCTCTCTTTTGAGGCACGCATGCTAGTCAAGGTCGGTGGCACCGAAGTTGACATCCGAGTGGAGGCCGTGCTTTCCATGCCACGGCTCTCGTTCACGTCCAACCACTTCGCCTGGGCCCAGGCCCTGATGCCGCTTGGCATTCGCCCCACGATGGGCACTGGTGCGTTCTGGGACCAAGTAAACACCCGCGTGATGGAGCAGTTCATTGACTCTTGTGAATATTTACTGGCAATCGATTACGACACATTTTTCACCAAGCAGGACGTTGAGCAGTTGTTCGCCATGGCCATGACGTTTCAGTGCGATGCCATCACTGGCATGCAGACGAAACGAGAAGACGGCCGCCCGATGCTGACGCTCAAGGGCACGCTGGACAATCCGCCAGATGATGGGCACACGCAGGTTCCGAAAGAATGGTTTGCCGAGCCTGTGCAGGAAGTCGATACGGCCCACTTTGGCTGTACCGTCATCAGTACGGCGGCACTCAAGAGAACAAAGAAACCGTGGTTCTGGAGCAAGCCAGACCCGCAAGGCTCGTGGAACGACGGCCGCACAGATCCAGATATCTGGTGGTGGCGAAACTGGCGAGACAGCGGCAACCGCGTCTTCGTCTCGCCGCGTGTCGTTTTGGGCCACGGCGAGTACGTGGTGACGTGGCCCGGCAAACACCTTGCTGCCCCTGTTTTTCAGTGGACTACTGAGTTCACGAACACGGGCAAGCCGCCAGAATCTGCATGGAGTGTGGGCTGATGCGCAAGATTAAGTTCACCCGCGCGTGGCGTGGCTACCGCAAGGGGCAGACCGTAGAGATCTCCGGCGGCTTGGCTACGCAGCTGCTCGCTCAGCGTGTCGCGGTGGAAGACAACCAGCCCTCGCTGATTGAAACGGCTGCCCTCGAGCACGACGCAGAAACCGCAGACGCCACCCCAAAGCGAAGAGGCCGCCGTGCAGTATCGAAGCCTGACTCGACAGACGCCGCCAGCCGTTGAGCCAGTTACGCTCGCGGAAGCCAAGGCCCACCTGCGGGTTGATACGAGCGGCGATGACGCCTACATCGGCACGCTGATCACGGCAGCCCGCGAGTGGTGCGAGCAGTACCTAGACCGCACGCTGGTCAATACGCAGTGGGTGATGCGGTTCGACTCGTTCCCGCCAGACGGCACGCATGACATTGAGTTGCCACGGCCACCCATGGCGACGGCCGGCACGACCACGGCGGTGGCCCTGACGTTCACCTACGAGAACGGCACGACGGCCACCTACTCGACAGCCAGCTACCGCGTGGACCGAAGCAGCACGCCAGGGGCGGTAAAGACTTTGTACGGCCAGACGTGGCCGCCGCACTTGATGGATGACAACGCCATCAGCGTGACGTGGTGGGCCGGCTACGGGGCCGCTGGCGCAAGTGTGCCTGCTTCCATTCGCCACGCCTGCCTCATGCTTGTGGGCTTCTGGTACGAAAACCGCAGCACGGTGCTCGTGGGCAGCATCAGCAAGCAGCTGGAGTTTGCTGTTGAATCGCTTCTCTCGTCACAGAAATGGGGCAGCTACCAATGAGCCTTGAAGGACGCATCAACGTAGACGTGCTGTTCCACGACAAGGACGGCACGGCATCGCTCAAGGTGGTGAGCCTGCAGGACTCGAAAGCCTACACCACTGGCAAGGTTGCGGTGATCACTGGGACGCTGGGCACGGCAAGCTCGACAATCACGCACACTGGCTCGTTTCGTGGTGCTGATGGAGAGTACGTGTCACTCCAGTCTGTGGACTACGCCGTTTTTCGCTTTGACGGCACTGGCGGAAGCTTCAAGCGTCTAGCGATCGGCAACGCCACCATCAGGTCAAACGACAGCATCGTGGCTGCTTCCTGCGTTGGTGGTGACGATACTGGGCAGTTCACAATCAGCGGAAACCAGGGAAGCACGGGCACCTACACCGTCGTGCTCTACGGCACATGATTGACGCCGGCAAGCTCCGCGAGCGAGTGACGGTGCAACAGGCGTCCGAGTCTCGGAACGCTCTTGGTGAAACCGTGCTCTCGTGGGCCACGTTCGCTGAGCGTTGGGCCAGCGTGGAAGGCGTATCTTCCCGTGAGCTTCTGCAGTACGGGCAGCAGCAGATTGAGGTTTCGCACCGCGTCCGCATGCGGTGGCTCGACGGGCTGACGCAATCGATGCGAATCGTCTGGCGTGGCCGCACGCTGGAGATCGTCAGCCTGCTCGAGCACGGGAACCGTAGTGAGCACGAGCTCGTCTGCCAGGAGGCCGCCTAGATGGCCGTTGCTGGCGTCAACCTTTCGCTTGACACGTCCGAGCTGCTGCGGCTGCAGGAGTCGCTCGGCAAAGTGTTTGGCGACAATGGGGACCTAGCTGAGACGCTTGGCGAGGCGATTGAGAAGGCACTGGAACCGGCAAAGCTGCGGCTGCGAGAGAACACGCCAGTGGGGCCTACTGGCAATCTCAAGCGTGCCGTGAACATGAAGATCGTGAAGTACAAGAACAGCGGCGTGGCTGTGGGGCTGCTTGGCTACAACAGGGCAGGCGAAGGCAAATCAAAGAGCGCCGCAGGCGGCACGGTGCAGACTGGCCCTGACCGTGCGTTTCATCAATGGTGGCTTGAGTTTGGCACTAGGCAGCGGGTGGTGGCCAAACTCTCAAACAAGAAGTATCAGCGTAAGGCCCACCAGAGAACGATGAAGTCTGGCAAAGTTGTCAGCATCCAATCCCACGAAGTCAAAGGGCAGAACGCCTACATAGCATCGTCTTACAGCGAGCTGGGGCCATTCAAGATTGCCAAGGGAACTGGCGGGCGGGTGCAGACAGACCCTGCCTACCCGAATGCGTTTTTCCGAAAGTCCAAGACGCCCATCGTCATTCCTGCCATGAATCCTGGCGGCAGCGGGGAGCCGCCGCTGCGAAAGACTTGGAACGAGTATCAGGGCAAGGTGGCTGAGCGGCTCACGTCTGAGTTGCGGATTTCGCTTGAGCGTGCCCTGGACGCGCTCACGTACACGAGCACCGGAAGCGTCACTGGTGCCACCATCCAGGCCGGAGGCTAGCCGTGCTGAAGTCACCAGAGCAGGCAGCTGCTCGAGCACTGATTGCAGATCCCGCTGTGGCCATGATTCTTGGCCAGCGCATCTGGCCCGTGATCGCACCGGCGTCTGCGTCCCTACCGTTTGCCACCTGGCGTCGCACGGGCGTCAGCCGATCGCAAGGGCTCTCAGGCCCGACAGGTGCCACGTCTGTGCAGCTGGCTGTGGACGTGTTCTCGACCACATACGAAGAGGCCCGCGAGGCCGCCGACAGAATCCGTTCAGTTCTGGATGGATGGGGCGGGCAGGTGACAGACTACGTAAGCGTTCGGAACGTGAGCCTCGAAACAGAGTCTGACGGCTTCGTGCAACTCGCTGGCGGTGACTTACCGCCCGTTTATCAGGTGACGCAATCGTTCTCTATCCTCTGGCAGGAGACTTAGCAGATGGCCTTTGAAACTCCGCATGATGGCTCGGGCACAGTCCTGACCTTCAACGGCACCGCCTATACCGTCACCAGCGTGGTTGTCAGTGCCACGGACCCGACTGCCGCCGATGACAAGATTGCCGTTTCGCATCTTGGCCAGACCGCCGGCGAAACCGCCAAGACTCTTGACCTTCCGCTTGCTGGTGCGGCCTCCGGCGAAACCGGCCGCAGCGTCACTTTTGACTACATCGGCAAGACTTTCATTGCCGACAAGAGCACCGGCTCTTTTGTGCTCACCATCGGCGGTACGGCACTCTCTGGCGTGAGCAGCAAAGTCGGCACGGTCACGAGTTCGACGCTGACGCTCGCCACGCAGGACGCCATCCGAGGCCAGGCCACGATCAAGCTTGAGCGGTAAGCCAGACGGAGGACCGTCATGGCGGACTACTCAGCGGGCGTCACGGCTACGTGGAACGGCACCAACTTCGGTGAGGTTACGGAACTCTCTGTAACTCACGGCGGTGCCATGCCATTGGCTCGCGGCAGTACGTGGACGCTTGACATAGGCACTATAGAACTAAAGTGCCTCGCCACGGCGAACATCTCCACTGCCAACTACGGAAAGCGTGCGCAAGTCACTATCACTGGTGGCGGGCTTGCTTACTCGGGCAAGGCAGTGCTTGAGAAGTTCACCATGGCTGGCGTGGTCAATGACGTGACGCGGTACGCAGTCACGCTACGAGTTCAAGGCTAGGAGAAACTATGAGCCTCAGCGTTGCAGACCTTGCCAAGCAGATCCTTGATGCCGATGACTTGCCGATCCTCAAGGTGACGGTGCGCGAATGGAAGGGCGGGGACGGCAAGCCGCTCGTGCTCGGCGTGCGAGTCATGACCGTGGAAGAGCGTGACAGCTACGAAAAGGAGTGGGTGGGCAAGAAGGAAACGGGCATCGACAACTTCCGGACGAAGTATCTGGCCCGCTGCCTGTGCCATCCCGAGAGCGGCGAGCGTCTCTTTGACGAGGCTGGCATCGAGCAGCTGGCGAAGAAGTCGGCCGCCATCGTGTCCAAGCTCTTCGAGAAGGCGCTCAAGCACAACAACATGACCGAGACAGACGTGGAGGAACTCGCAAAAAACTGAGCGTCCGCCCGACGAGGCGTTTCCTGTTTCGTCTGGCGGGGCACTTGGGCATGACGGTGAGGGAACTGTCTCGCCGCATGGATTCGCAGGAGCTCACGGAGTGGATTGCGTTTACTCGCCACTTCCACGCCCTTCCTGATCCATGGCGGCAGACGGGCTTGCTGACGAGTGCCGTGCTTGCACCGTACTCCCAGCAAGGCAAGGCACCGAAAGCGGACGATTTCAACCCGATCGAGAAACCACCCCAGCACGCAGACGAGATGAAGCGGGAGCTGCAAAAACTCCTGGCGTTCCCAGAGTAAGCCATGGCCACCATCCTCTCACTCGCGCTGAAAGTAAACGCTGACGCCTCTGGCGTGGTGAAGAACCTGACGCCGGCTGAGCGGGCGCTTGAGAATCTGGCTAAGCAGGCGAGCAAGGCCACGTCTGCGTTTGACGTGCTGGCGAAAGACAGTCAATCGGCAGCAGATGCTCAGGCCGTTCTGAATCAAAAGTTTGCGGACTTAGCTGAACAGCTTAAGGGCGGGTTAAGCGCTCAGCAGTATGCGGACCAGTTTGCTGCTTTACGGGAAGAAGTAAAAAACACGGCCGACGCATACGCCCGCGCCGCTGAGATAACGAAGAAATACGCGAGCGCTGAGCAGCAGCGACAAGATGCTGTCGCAGAGCTTGAAAGGCTTTTGCTACTTGGCGCAATCTCTGAAGAGACTTACGGCAGGGCTGTTTACGAAGGCAGCGAGGCGCAGGCGAAGGCTATTGCGGCAGAGCGAGAACGCCTTGAAGTGCTCGGCCAAGGGCAAAGGCTTGCCGAGCAGTTTGCGACTACAGAAGAACGCAGGGCGCAGCAGCTGGCGGACGTAGACAGGCTGCTTAAGGCGGGCGCAATTTCTGAGGAAACCGCTGCTCGCGCGCGAGCAGAGTTCAGCGGACAGAATGCAGCGGCCATTCAAGCCGAAAAGGATTTGGCGGCCGCTGCAGAAGAGTCTGCAAAAAGAAGGACAGCGGCAGAAAAAGAAGCCTCTGACTTCATTGATAAGGTCAGGGGAGACATAGAAAAGGCTTCAGCTTTAGAGATTGCTGAGGCCGAAAAGATTCGTGCCCAGGCAGTCGCCGCAGCAGGAAGGATCATTCAAGCAAATCTTACTCCGCAAGAGCGGTACGACCAGCAAATGCAGGAGCTCAATACGCACCTGCAAGAAGGACGCCTCAGCCAAGACCAGTTCAATCGCGCTGCGGCTCGCACTGAGCAAGACCTAAACGGGGTAGCAAAGGAGGCAACGGTCGCTGACGATAGGATTGATAATCTCAACAAAAACGTCAGCCTACTTGCAAAGATCGAAATCGGAAGACTCATTGTTGACGGACTGCAGGCTCTTGGCTCCGTGTTCACTCGCGTGACATCTGAGGTCACGTCCCTTGTCTCTAGCGTCAACTCGTCTGTCGATACGCTCAATGACTTCTCGGCCCGTACTGGCATCGGCGTTGAGGCGTTGCAGGGCTACTCGCTGGCGGCCAAGTTGGCCGGCGTGGATACCGAGCAGTTCGGCGCAACCGTTCAGAAGTTGGCCGTGAGCATCGGCAAGGCTACGCCTGGCGATGCGCTCGACAAATCGCTTAGGGGGATCAATCTTTCGGTTGCTGAACTCAGGGCCCTTTCTCCGGAAGACCAGTTCTCGGCTATTGGCAACGCCATCTCTGAACTACCTACTGCTGCCGATCGTGCAGGCGCTGCGGTTGAGATCTTCGGCCAGCAGGGTGCTGCCCTAGCGCCGTTGTTCCGTGAGGGGGCAGCAAGCCTCGAGGAGCTCAAGGCCAGGGCTGAGAGTCTCGGCATCATCGTCAGCGAGACGCAGGTGAACAACGTCGCTGACATGAATGACGCTTTTGACTTGGTGCGAGCCACCATTGAAGGCATCGTCGGGCAGGTGATTGGCAACCTCGCGCCCGCAGTCACTGACGTGACAAATCAGTTTCTGCAGTTTGTGGAAAGCTGGAGCGGTGCTCAGGGTGAAGGCGGCACGGGCATTGCCAACGCCATCACTGACGTACTGCTGCAAGGCGCTGAGTATTTCGCCGCAGTCTTTGACGAGTTCGTGTCTGGGCTTGTTGGGCTCGGCGTCACGTTTGAAGACACGTCAGCGACGTTCACCGCGTCTGCTAATGCGTTTACGTTTGTGAGTGAAGGACTGCGGACGGTTGCGAACGTCTTTGAGCTTGCAGGCAATGCCCTATCTGCCGCGCTTGGCAAGATCATTGAAACACTAGGCAGTTTCGTCAGCAGTGACCTTGAGGAATATGGCAAGGAACTGACGCGGCAGGCGATGATTGCCACCGAGCAGAACTCTCGCCAACTTGAGGACGCAGCGGCAAACGCAGGACGGGCATTTGTTGGGATATTCACAGCGGACGGCGGGACTGCTGAGAACTCAGGGAAGGGGGCCGCCGAGTCATACCTGTCTGGGCTGCGCGACGAGATCCGGAGGCAACGCTCGCCGGAAGTCAAAGTTGAGCTCAACCTTGGCAAGACCGAAGAGCGGCTGCAGCAGTTCTTGGCAACTGCTGGCGACGAGGCTTCCGTATTCCTGCAGCAGTCCATGGGAACCGTCGAGACGTTCCAGCAGATGGCAGAGGCTGGCGGGCTGACGGCGGACCAGATTGAGATCATGAACGGCTTCATGAAGAACGTGAACGCCGAACTGGATAAGGAACTGGCAAATCGAAAGAACGCCGCAGACGAAGCAACGAAACAGGCCGAGGCTGACAGGAAGCGTGTTGACGCCCTGCTGGCATCCAGCGACGCATCGCAAAAACTCCGCGACGACCTAGCGGCAGTTGCGGCAGAGCAGGACCGTGTCCTGCAGACTCTTGCCGACCCTGAAACAGCAGACGCCCAACTGGAAGAAGCAGCGGCTAGGCTCGCCCAACTGGACGACCTGCAGGCGTCGCTTGAAGAAAAGCTTCAAGCATCTTCTCAGGGATTCAGCGAAGGCTTTGACAAAGCTTTTGAGTCCACCACGAATGGCCTGACTTCGCTCATAGTCAAGGCCGAAGAGTTTGGGCCAGCCGGCGCTGCTGCAGCGGAGGAACTCCGTATTGGCATCGAGCGTGCGCAGAATCAAGCCGCTGGCGGGATTATCACCAAAGAGGCTTACGACCTAGAGGTTGAGCGACAAAAGCAACTCTTCAACGACAGGCTCAAGCAGGAAGAGGAAGCCGCAAAGGCGCGGCTCAAGCAAGAGGAAGAAGTTGACAAGACGCTCTTCGCGGCCGCTTACGGCTACAACAGCGAACGCATAAAGGCGGCAGAGACGTACGCTTTGCTTGTTGACGAGATGCTGGTGACAGAGGAGGCCATTGCTGCCGCTAGGGCGAATGGCAACCAAGAGGAACTTGCTGCGCTCTCGCAACGGCTGCAGGCTTTAGACCAAGCAGCAGCACGCGAGGACGATATAGCGAGCGGCCAAGCCAAGGCGCGAGAAGAAGAGGAAAAGAGAGTCAAGAAGCTTCAGGAAGAAACACAGAAGCAAGGCGAGAAGGCAAGGGACGAATACCTAAAGCAACAGGAAAAGATCTTTGCCGAGCAGCGCAAGGCCGCTGAGGCTGAAGCGAAGCGGCAGGAAGAACGCCTCCGTAAGCTCAACACGCTTGGCGCTCAGTCCGTGAACGTGGCGGACATCCGCAACGTCGAGAGCGCCAACCTTGTGCTGCAACTCGGCGCGGCTGCCCAAGATCCCGCACTGATCCAGCAGCGTTTGCAGACGAAGCTGCTCGAAAAGATCGCCCTTGGCATCGGCCAAGCGTCCAGCAACTACTTCAACCAGCCAGTCGCCATCGTTGGCTACGCTGACGTGGGAGGCATCTAATGGGGATACAGTCCTGGCGTGAGCTTGCACGCACGACAGAAGGCGAAGTGCGTGGCACCACGACGGCTACCCGCACCTTTGTGCTGACGCTCGCGGATAACACGCTAGAAGGCAGCCCGCCAACTGAAACGGAAATCATCTCCGAGTTGTCTCTTGACAACTGGGGGAATCAGCATCCTGCGCTTACGTTCCTAGGGCTACGAAAAGTATCGATTACGGAGCGGTTTTCCGACTCGCCATACCACGTCCAAGTGGTTGCCGAGTACGGGCTGGTCACTGCCAACGACTTGCTGGCCCCAATTCAACGAGCCGCAGAGTGGACATTCGCCGCCGAGCCTGCCCAGGTTCCGGCGTTCTATTACTGGGACGATGAGGACGTTCGCAGGCCGCTGGTGAACTCAGCCAACGACTACTACGAAGGGCTCACGACTGAGGAGCAGATTGTCAGGGCCACGATCAAGAAGAACTACGCCAACTTTCCCGCTGCACAGATGCGGGCCACAAACCAGATCAACAGCGGCACTTACTTTGGCTGCCCTGCTCACTCGTGGAAAGTTGCTGGCGTCAACGCCACGTACACCATTGAGGCTTACAACAACGTCAAGCACACATACTGGGCCACGACTATTGAGCTTCTGTACCGAGAGAGCTTGTGGAATCTACGAATACCTGACATCGGGTGGAACTTCATAGACGCTGCAAGTGGACAGAAGCGGCGAGCGATGGTTTTTGATTTCCAGAATGGCGAGTGGGTAGCGTCCCCAAACCCCGTCGCACTAGACGGAGAAGGTGCCCAGTCTTCTGCGTTCCCGTTTATCCATGACTTCCGCGTCAACGCCGAGGCGGACTTTGGCGGCCTCTTTGGAACGCCGCCAACCTGACGCATGACACGCCAAAAGAAACCTTTCGATGCGGTGCAGTTCACGCGGGAAAGCGCCGAGCGTGTGGCTCGCGTCGTTCGCCAGGCCGAGCTCACGCCGTCGGCTGCGTCGCCGCTTGATTTTGGCCGGCGAGTCGTTGACCAGCGCATCCCAAAGCAAGTGCGTGCTGCGACTTTTACAGGCTCTTGGTCTGTTGGGGCAAGCAAAGTTGTGACGTTTAAGTACGCCCCGACTGCTACCGCCAACGTAACCAATCTTTCGTGGCCGATTACGCACAATCATTCGGTTGCAGAAAACTGCGTTGTCGGCAAAGAGGGCACTTCGTGGTGGCTGGTAGTGCCGGTGCTGCAAACGGCCACGGCGGTATTCGTGACTCAGACGGCTTCGACGACGGTTATGAGCAGCATACAAATCAGTGCTAGCCTAAACACAAGCAACTGCACCATCACTGTAAGCCAGGCCCCAGCAACGTCGAAAATAACTGTCATTTCGCAAACGGCGATTTCGTCCTACCTTAGATTGCGGGTGCCGTGATGCCTGGGTGTGTGTGCTGTCAGTCTGCCGAATGCCCAGGAATGTGCAACTACAGGCTGATATCGGGGCCAGTAACTATTCAGCCGTTTTCCGGCGTGCAGTCGGTGCGTGGATTAGGAACCATAGGGGATTGGTTTACCGATATAACACTAGGCGGGATAATCGCTGGCGGCGTCCGTTATTTGCTGACCGCCACTAAGCGTGTCCCGCAGGCCGTGTCCGTAGGTAACGCTGGCTTCGTTGAAACATATTCGGGACGCGACTGCCTCAACAATGTGTCGTATCCGTCTAAAGGGCTTTCTAGGTCTTCTGGGGGGGCCGTTTACCTTGAATGCAGGGCAGACAAAAGGGTATACATGACGGCTGTCATTGAATACGTGATCGCGCCGTTGTCTATATCTTTTGACAGTAGAATACTAAACCCCGCACCAGACGTTTTTTGTAGTTCATCGTTTGTACCGATTACGGGGAAAACCTACAGTACTGCGCAGGGCAATAACGTCCAAAGGACTTACCTGATAAATCCCGTTGTTGTTTACGGAAACGGCGTTCCTGATAACTTCAGCGTTACGCTTACATTAAGTGGCGTCGATGTGCTGGACGCCGATTCTCTTCGATCATTCAACTGGGACTCGGTGAATGAGAGTGGTCAACTGTCAGAATACACATGGGCTGGAACGACTCTGGCGGACGGATTGCCTGGATCGCCGGCTATTATCTCTTCGTCCAACGCGATTACACAGCACAATATTCCATGGGAAGACATGGCTATGTATTTTGAAAAACTATCTTCGAACGCCTGCTTATGATTCGCATGATGGGAAAGGCAGTGCTGGAAAAACACTGCGCGGATTTTGGTTATTTGATAGACGACGTTCGCGAGTGCATCGTCGACCAGTATAAGGACGAGGTGTTTTTGGTCGACATTTTTCACGATGCATTTCCTAGAGGCGTTAAGACGCCAAAAAAAACTTCCTCTAGCGGCCTGGGCGACATGGTAAAGGCGGGCCTGTCCGCAATTGGCATTACCGAAGAGCGAGTCAGTGCCGCCATCGGCCGCCCGTGTGGATGCTCTGAGCGAGCCGAGAAGCTTAATGAACTGGGCCGCAAGATCGGCATCGGTTGACGCCCCCGCTACGGTGGTAAGCGAAAGGGCGAGCCGTGGCAGACCACCACTTCACGCTGAACGGCGACGAGCGTTGGCTAGTCCGGTTTACGGACCTCAAGGGCCAGGCGTACGGCTACACCTACAGCCAGAAGAGCAAGCGGCCGAGGATCTTGATTCACAGCGGGCTCAAGGGCCGGCACAAGCTCACGATCCTGACGCACGAACTACTCCATGCGCTTTTTCCTACCGCAAGCGAAGAGCACGTCGAGCAGGCAGGCAAGGACATTGCCAAGGTTCTCTACTCGCTCTCATACCGCGAGGTGACTGATGGGCCGTAGTGCTGGCACGTTTCGCAGGAAGAACGCTTCCGACGCCTGGAACGTCACGAGCCTTGATGGCAGCGTCACCCGCATTGATTTCAGCACTCGCCTATGGGTGCTGCTCTCCAGTGACTGGCACTGGGACTCGGTGAAGTGCGACCGCGAGAAGTTGTCTGCGGATCTCACGAAAGCCCGCGAGCTCAACGCCGCAGTGCTTTCCATTGGCGACCACTTCGACGCGATGGGCGGCAAGTACGACCCGCGATCGAATGGCAAGTGGGACGTTAGGCCAGAGTTTCAACGCGGCAACTACTACGACGACATTGTTACCCAGTGCGCCGAGTACCTCGAGCCGTACCGCGAGCAGATGGCGCTGATCACGCCGGGCAATCACGAGACGGCTGTGCGGAAGCGCATGGAAACGTGCCTCACCACGCGGCTCGTCGAGCAGCTGCGAGTGCGTGGCAGCAAGTGCCGACACGCTGGCTACTCAGGCTGGGTGATGTTTCGGGCCAAGGCCGGGAAGACGAGCACGGCACTGTACCGATTGTGGTACCACCACGGTTACGGTGGCGGTGGCCCGGTGACTCGCGGCGTCATCGACTACAGCCGCTATCTCACAGACGTGGACGCTGACTGCGTACACGCAGGGCACGTCCACCAGAGAACTCTCATTGAGGCCAGCCGGCAACGGCTCTCGCCTAATGGGCTTGTGCGAGTGCGGCCTATCCACCTCGTGCGAAGTGCGGCCTACAAGCAGGAGTGTCTGAGCGATGGCTGGGCCGTAGAGAAGGGCATGAGCTCGCGCCCGCTTGGCGGCTGGTGGATGCTCTTGCGTTGGAATGTAGACCATACGGAGTTGCGGGCATCATTCCACGACTCACCAAGGGACGACAATGACGACCACGATTGAAGACGCCAACGAGTTGCTGCGTGCTGCCGTGCAGATCCGCCGCGAGAACCAAGCGGCAGGCAAGCCGCATGAGGAGTGGTATGGCGTGTCGCAGGCGGCGACAGAACCTAGGTGCTTTGTCGCAAGTACCGAGGAAACGCAACACGTCGATGAGCCATACATCGAGCACCTGCTGCACGAGCACCACCTGCACCGTGCTGGCCTGACGCAAGACGAACTAGACGAAGCCCTTGAGCGTCTGGCCGGCGACGGCATCACGCACGAGCAGCGGCCCGGCTCGCTGCCGTTTCTGGAACTGCTTGAAGAGCTCAGGCAGCTTCATTTTGAAAAAACTGCATCGTATGGCGGTGCGGCAGATCCTTTTGAGAACGTCACCGCATCTGCCAAGTGCGGCGTTGAGCCATGGCGGCGAGCGTTGTGCGACCTGTCTGACTGCGTGGTGCGGATGCAGAAATACGCCAACGGCCAGCCAGTGGACTACGAGAACGCACTGATTGACGCCGCCAACTGGTCGCTCATCTGCCTGCTTAAGTTGCGTGAGGCGAAGCGTGGCTGAGCCGCTGACCGACGCATACCTGTTTGAGTGCGAGATGCGGGCCCGACAGTTCAGCGGCGCGTACACCGGCACAAGCGGGACGCTCGCGGCCATGCTGATGCACACGCTGGCCGAGATACGCCGGCTAAAGGCCGAGTGGCAACTGCTGGCGGTGGCGAAGGCGATGAAAGAAAACGAGCCGCCGGTTTCTTACTGATCCGGGCCAGCCGGTTGAAGGTGTTGAGTTTTACTCCCTTTCCTCAACATCTCCCGGCTGTGCCCGGATCGTGTCACGTTTTGCAGCAGGAAAACTAGGCAGATGGCCTATCTCGGCTTGCCCGGCCCAGCGTCGGGCCTGTCTTCCGGCCGCTGAGTGATGTCTGGCAGGTAGTCGAGGTTGCTTTCCCTGCCCGTGATCTCCTCGTCGTAGTAGTGCGTCTCGGCCATTTCCTCGCTGCTGTGCCCCAGCTGCTTCTTGGCAGACACGCCCGCTTTCTTGAGGTAACTGGCCGTGGATTTGC